GCGCTTTACAAGACCCACGGCGGTGGCGGTGTCGGCGACGGCGTCGGCGGCGTCGGCGTAGGCGGCGTCGGCGGCGGCGGCGGCGTCGGCGGCGGCGTAGGCGGCGTAGGCGGCGGCGCGGGCGGCGACGGCGGTGTCGGCGTAGGCGGCGACGGCGGCGGCGTCGGCGTAGGCGGCGGCGGTGGCGGTGTCGGCGGCGGCGGCGTCAACGGCGGCGTAGGCGGCGGCGGCGACGTAGGCGGCGGCGGCGGCGTCGGCGGCGTAGGGGGCGGCGCGGGCGGCGGCGTCGGTGTCGGCGGCGGCGTAGGCGGCGGCGCGGGCGCCGTAGGCGGCGGCGCGGGCGGCGGCGGCGGTCGTGTCGTCAACAACGGGCGGCGACGCCTCTAATGTTGCGGCTTCTGTATCTAAACCTGCGGAGCGCAGGGCGGCGGGCGCTGCTACGCGGCAAGCCCAGTCGACGGCTATATACGCGCGCTTCTGCTCAAGTGCGGGCGTCCCGCGCGTCCCGATCAAAAGCGGGATAAGCGGGCGCAGCAACGCGTCGCGCTGATCGTCCGGTAGGCCGTCATTCCATGTGCGGCAGAACGCGGCGATGACCGGGCAGACGCATTGGGGATGGTCTGACCACGGCTCCCCCGCGATGTAAGAGACCGCCTCCATGACGCAGGCGCCAGCGGCTAGGTCGTCGTGTTTGCCGCTGCTCAGTGGCGGTATGGTGTCAAGGTTGTGGGTTTGCATGTTCTCGTCTCCTTAATAAACCGGGATGCCGCGCGAATAGTAGGCGTCGGCGTCTTTGCCTTCTGGCACGTCGCCGGGGCGCAGGACATACACGGCGCAACCGCGGGGGTCGCCTTGCACGTAGGGCGTCAAGGCCGGATAGCGCGCCATAAGCGCCGCCATTCGCTTGAGCGCGCCGCGCTCGCGATCCGGGGCGGGCGCATAACGGCGGCCGTCAAACGTAGAGTGCCAGAACGGGCGGCCGTCGCCGCGCTCGCCGTCGCGCTGGATCGCGCCGTTGCACTCGTGCTCGTACCAGCGGCGCAGTGTGAGGCTAATGCGGCGCAGGGCGCGGGCGTCGTCGTCTGTCATGCCGATAGCGTAGAGCTGTTGCAGGTTGTTCTTCATGTTGCGTCCCTTGTGTGTCGTTGCACTAGATTGTCTTACACTATGGCCGGCTTGGCGTCAACGGCAGTGAATCCAACCGCGCCAGACTTCGACGTGCGTTTCGCCGAACGACTTGGCGGCGGTGCAGAATGCGTCCTGTTGTTCTTGCGTCAGTTCGTCGTCGCGACACCAAAAACCTACCCCATGCCCCTGGCGCGTAAACCAGAAATCGTTACCCGCGCGCTCGTCACTATACTCAGCGCGGTCCAGCCATTGTCGCATGAAGCAGCCATCAGGGCCGATCTTGCTAAGGAAGGCGTCACAATCGCGCTTGATTGCGGCGACGCTGGCGCGCGTCAGGCGGTCAACACCTAGATCGTTAAGCAGGTTTTCGCGGTCGTCGCCTGTGTCGCCGTTCGTAAAAAACATGGCCTCGACGTAACCCTTGGCGAAATCGTTCAGATCGTAGAACGGGTGCGTTTTGCGTGCGTACGTGTTCAGTTCGAATTGTGCCATGTTGCGCCCCTGTGTGGTTGGCGTTGCGTACAGGATTGTCTTACACTTCATTGGCTATATAGGCAAGCGAAAAATACGCGTCAGAGCGACAAATCGTAGTTTTTGAGGCTTGGGCAGTATGGGTGCCCAAGCGGGAACACGATTGCCCATTCACAAGCCGCTGATATTATGAGGTTTAGAGGGCTTATTGGCTATATTGTCATATCATACAACAAAAAGAAAAATGTAATATACGTATATTTGGCTACGGCTGTAAGCTGGCGCGCGCGCGTGAAAACTACGATTCCAGCCGCTCTATTGAGTTGCTGTCTAAAATAGCCCATGATTCCAAAAAAAGGCGTTGAATGGCGCAATATCAGATAGTTAGCCATGGGCAATCAATTGCCCATGACTGCCCATAACTGCCCATGAACGCTTGAAAAAACTACGGTTTCATATATATTGAGCCCGTAACAGGGGAAAATCGCATGGCTCCCAGGGCGCATTTGGTAACTCAAAATATACGAACGTCATTTGGCTTGATGGACGCCGCAAGCGCCCTGGTCGACAAAAAGGCGATCACACGTGGTCAGTGGGTAACCCTGGTCAAACTGCTTTTGCCGGCATTGCCAACCACGGTCGCTTTCGTGCAACGCACGCCAAAGGGAACGCTTTATGTCCACGTCCACGACGGCGCGAAATATTCAATCGATTGCCGCGCCAAATTGCAAAAGATTGATTGACACTAAGTACCAGGCTTGCTACGGTTCTGGCTCCACATAGGAGAGCAGACGATGACGCAGGCGCAAAAGATCGGGATCAGCAACGCGAACATGGCCTTTGATCAAGCTTACGACTACGACACGCTGGACGACGCAATCGCCAGTTTCTGGGACAACGTTCACGACACGCTGGTTGAGGAAGGAATACTGACTGACGAAACATTCGCAGAAGCCGAACGCGCGTTTGATACTCGCATTGCGCAATTGCGCGGTTAAGGGAGCACAACATGGAAACGGACAGCGGTATCATCTTGGCAGTAGTCCTCTCGGTTCTCGCATTGGCGGCAGGCTGGCGCGCGTAAGCGCCCGGCCCTAGCCGGGAAGCATTAGGCTTTGCTTGTGTTTGCTCGAGCAGGGCATGGGGGGGGAGGGGCCCTGACGATTCTGTCGTTGCCGACGCACCCCACGCAAACAATTTTTCATTTCTGTTTTCGCAGACATTTTTTGCAGACAATTTTTATTTTCCCGCCAACAGTTTCATGCTATACATTTTCTTGCATACGCTGGCTGCGGAACCAACCGCAAGGCGTTCACGGGATCGTGGTGGGGCCGCCGTTCGACTCGGCAGCTTGGCGCTTTTGGGATGCCAGCGTATGCGCCTTCCATACCGCAACAAAATAGTCTACAGTCCCTCAATGACATGGCGCTCACTCCCATACGAACCCCGGCAAGTGCAGGCGACAGAGGCGCGGCTGGACGCCATCTACAGCGCCGCGCGCAAGGGCCTCAAAGGCGACACGCTGGCGCTGGCTGCGGGCCTGCTGCCCGCCGAGTACAGGCGTCTGTGCCAGTTTGATCCGCTGGCCGAGCTGGCCGAGCTGAAGGGACGCGCAGACGGCGAGATGCTGGCGTCCGACCAGCTGCATCAGGCCGCGGCCGCGGGCGACGCCAAGGCGGCGCTGGACATCCTCAAGCACGTCCACGGCTGGGTCGCGCGCCAAGCCATCGACGTCAGCGTCGAGCAGACCATCTCCATCAAGCACGCACTGGAACTGGCGCAGCAGCGCGTCGTCGAGGGCGCATACGAGGTAATAGAACATGCAGATGCCCCAATACTCCCCGCAAGAGGAGATGGAGTTGATGGGGCGTCTCTGGAGCCCTCAATTAGCGGACGATCCGCTTAGGTTCGTCCTGTTCGCCTACCCGTGGGGCCAACAGAACACGCCGCTGGCCAACTTCGACGGCCCGCGCAAGTGGCAGCGCGACGTGCTGCGCAAGCTGGCGGCGCACATAGCAGCCAACAAGCCTCTCAAGGACTTCAAGATGTTCCGGCACGCCACGTCCAGCGGGCGCGGCATCGGCAAGTCGGCCCTCGTCTCGTGGGTCATCCACTGGTTCCTGTCCACCCGCATCGGCGGCACGACCATCGTGTCGGCTAACACCGAGAACCAGCTCTCGACCAAGACGTGGCCGGAGCTGACCAAGTGGCTGGGCATGAGCATCAACAGCCACTGGTTTGAGCCCAGCGCCACGCGCGTCGTGCCGGCCAAGTGGCTGACGGAGGCAGTCAAGCGGGACTTGAACCGGGACACGCGGCTATGGGCGGCGCAGGCGCAGCTCTGGAGCGCGGAGAACCCCGACGCGTACGCGGGCACGCACAACTTCGACGGCGTGCTGCTGATCTTCGACGAGGCCAGCGGCATCGACGACACGATCTGGGCGGTC